TTAATTTTTTATTGCTTCGTTATGGGGCATGGTTGGGGCAAACTCGCTTAACTGTGTATTTAACAAAGCTACCTGTGCATTATTGTTTTCAGACATCCATTTTCCGTATACCTGAAATACCATTTGCGCATCTGCATGGCCCATCTGGTTTGCTATAAATGCCGGGTTAGCACCAGCTGTCAGCGACCAGCAGGCATAAGTATGTCTCGACTGATATGATTTTCGATGGCGGAGTCCGGCACGTTTTATCGCTGCGTCCCACATCTGCCTTATTGAGTCAACGGTAAAATGGTCACCATAATTTTTTACTCTCGCTGACACTTCAGGTTGAAAAACAAAGGTGCATTTTTGTTTTTCTGTTCTGCCATACTCTTTGAGGTGAACATCAATGATATGCTCTTTACTCAGTCTCGTTAATGTCATCTGACTCCGGAGAGCGTCGATTGCTGGCTTAATAAGATGAATGACCCGATTGGTTCCCGCCTGTGTTTTTGGTACCGTGAAACGGTCTTTTGCTAAATTTCTCCTGATCATCATTGTTCCATTTTTCAGATCTATGTCCTCCCATCCAAGTGCACACAGCTCACCAGGGCGAACGCCAGTATAAACAGAAACACACCATAAATTTTTTGCTTGCTGATTTCTGCACGCATCGATAAGACGGATAAATTCCTCCCGCGAAAGAGGATCCGGAATGGTTCTTGATTCCTTTAATGGCGAGATCCCCTTAAACGGATTATCTGCCAGGTAACCGTTATCAACACCAAACTGGAACACGGCGTTAAGATTTGTCATGTAATTATTTACAGTTACAGCCGATCTCCCTGGTTGTGTAACAATATAGTTACTTTTGGGGATCTGGTATCCAGTCAGTAGCTCTTTACGAACCTCCAGTAATTTTTCTTTATTAATCGATGAGGCAAGATTTTTTTCACCGATTATGCTCAGGATATTTTTGATGACGGCACGGTATGTGTTGAGTGATGTTTTGGCGACTTCATTTTCTTTCAGTGCCAGAAATTTTTCAGCCAGTTCTTTTATGGTTAAATCTTGTCGGGCCTCACCAAATTTTTCCAGATTGCGTGAGGAGGGAAACTGTTTTGCATAGTCGAAAACACCAGTTTTTATTGCGTAACAAACAGAGGAGCGTAGTTCACCTGCAACGCGCCTGTTTTTTGCTGTGTCAGGAACCCCCAGATTTTCCCTGACTCTTACGCCTTTATAAACAAACCAGATACGTAATTTCCCTCCATGGTTTTCCACGCCTGTCGGATATTTCATTTCAACTTCTCTCATTAGTTAGTGTGGCTTTTAGTCAAGTAAGATGACGTCTTGGTCTCGCTGATGCCTGGCGCTCAATCCAGCGATCAATTTCTTCCAGGTTGTAAAAGCATGGACTGTTATCCCATGGCATACCGTCATGAGCGACATGCTTATATTCCCTTCCTTCCATAAACGATTTTTCCCGGGCCTTTTTTAACGTACCTTTTTTTATTCCTTTCAGCGCAATTAACTGCTCTTCGGATACCCATTTGCCGGGAGAGACAATCATGATTACTTCGCTCATCGATTTCTTTATCTCTTACATCAGACGAGCGCCGGTTGCAGAATACCAGTCACAACCGGCGACAGTTGAACATTAAGAATCAGCCTGACTCGGGATCAGTTTTTGCCAGATAACTGAAACGTATTTTGCCTGGTAACGGGCGTCATCAAGTGCATTATGGCGCTCACCTTCGAATGGAATAGCCGTTCTGGCATCGAAGTCTATGGCTTTCCCCAGCTCAACGATTGTGCGTACATCGCGATCGTTGTAGTAACGCCACGGGCAGGGGATCCCCTGCCGTTCGTATGAACGGCGCAAAATCGTGTTGTCGAAGTTGGCTCCATTTCCCCAAACCTGAACAAAAAATTCACCGGAGTTTTCGTCGATAAATTCCCGCAATTGTAACAGTGCATCATCTAACGGGATTTCATCGGTCATAATGGCAGATTGCGCTTCGCGTGATTGCTTAAGCCACCATTTAATGGTGTTCCGATCAATGACTCCGCCAGCAGTTTCCAGATCGATAGTCTTACTAAATTCCGGTCCCATATCTCCGGTTTGCGGATCGAAAAATATTGCACCTATTGAGATGATCGGGGCATCAGGATTTTTCCCATGGTTTCAAGGTCGATCATTAGATGGTCACACGTCCTGCTGGTGGATGTGATTTCTTGATGACCGTTCACCTTAATTGAGTGATCTGCCGTCTCGCCAGTTTCATTATCGCTATTGTGATGCTGATTGCCGCCAGTGTTCTCCTTGTGTGGATGTTCAGCGCCTTCCATTTCCTCCGGATCATCTTCCTGAACTTCAACCTGATATTCTTCATCGAATGTTTCTTGATATGTTGCGTCGCCCATCACCGCGCCACAATCAGGGCAGTTGCCGCCGCCGGTCTGACCGCAGGCGGTGCAGACTTTTTCCGGTTCCTGTTGCGCTACTGGCTCAGGTTGTTTCGTTTCTGGCTCGTTTTGTTGCGTATTTGGGCTGTTTTGTTCCGCTTTCTGGTCGTTCTGTTCCGATTCTTGCTGGTTCTGGTTTACAGAATCGCGGGTTTCAATCCCCTTTACCCATTTCGGATCATTCGGGTCACTAATCCCTTCAACAAATTCACCACGTGATGCAGCAAGCAACTTATCGGCGTCAGGCTGGCTGATATTGGCTGCCTGCATAATTTTGTTTACTTCGTCAGCGGTAACTTTTATCGGCTCTGGTTGTTCTGAATCTTCAGCGGTATCTACATTTTGCGGTAAGCCCGTGTATGTGCCATTTTTTCGGGCAAAATATTCTTCTTTTGTGATTTCAGTGGCGCCAGCAGCCAGTGCCTTATCCAGACCAGAAAGTTTGTTTGCGCGACCGTATTTTTCTCCGTCCTTATCTGCGAAGAGGAAATAGAACGGCCCCTCACGCTCTACAGATGGTTCAGCTTCCGGCGCGGTTTCATTTTTTGGGATATCAGATACCTCAGTTTCCACTGCATCAGTTTGTGTTTCTGATGACTGGAGAACATCAACAGTGCCCAGGTCTGTTTCTTCATTCTCAAACACGCCCTTTGTAGTCAGGTATTCAGTAATGTATTTGTTCAGTGCCACAGGGTCTTTGTGAATGTCGATCGGACGTTCACGGACAAGGCCAAAAATAGTCTGGCGGTCGTAGCGAAGGGCATCAGGCTGTTTGCGCATTGATGCCGAGATACGCTTCCAGTCTTCGCGGTCGTTGTCGATAACTTCATTTTTTGCCCAGCGATGGATGCTGCCGTCAATGTTTCCGGCATCCACATCACCAGGCCAGAGAGCGTAGGCCAGTTCTTCATCCAGCGTTTTCCATGTCTGCTTGTATTCGCGACAAATGGCGGCAGTGACTGGGTTGATTTTTCCTGCTGAGTTTTCAGTGTGCTGTTGATTGACTCTGGCGCTGGCGAGATCAACAACAGACGTGTATTTTCCAGTCTCTTTGCGCTCTGCGTCCTGCCGTTTTTTCCAGTTACGTAATTCAGCCTGAATTTCGGGCCATTTGGCACCCGGATTACATTTGTGTTTAACCCATCCGATAGCGAACAGTTTGCGTTCCGGATACATAGCGTTAATTTCAGGCGTTTTCATCAGTGCTTCAACGATATGCCCGTCAAAGGTAGCAACGTCTTCCTGCAGTAATTCCTGCGCGTCAATCGCCATATCAACGGTGATGTTTTCACATGTACCGAACTTAACCAGGACCGCGTTCTGTACTTCAAGGGACAGCTTGTCAAAATTGACGTTCATCGGATCGGATTCTGGTTCGACCGGAATAAAGGAAGCGGATTCCTCATCCCAGCGGTTTTCCTGCATATATTCAGCATCCCATGAATCGAGGGCAGGGCGGGGTATGCCAGGTTTATCCTCGCAGACAATAAATTTATAAGCGCAGTCCTGAGCAGCCGGATAATGTTCCAGGAACTGCCAGTGAAATTTTGCTCGAGCACGGCGTTCGTCGCCAGCTTCAATGGCTGTGGCTACAGCCACAGCGCCTTCTTCCCTTGTTGCCAGTTCGTCAGGAATAGCGGCGCAAATAAAGACTTTACTCATTTTGTTTTAACCTCATGACAGATTTAAGGATGAACAAATCCCTGCCATTGCTGGCATATAAGAATGAAACCGGATATTTATTACGGAACTGTTTTAAAGACCTGCCGGGATTTCGATATTATCCTGGTGAATAACTTTATCGACCGGGTAACAGTTACCGGGAATTTTCTGTTCGGTTGCTGCAGTCATACACTCCTGCATTGTCCTGTGAACACTGACTGCAATATCAACTGGCTCTCCGGAAACAAGAAAAACTGTCAGAACAAGCGCAAATGCTGAATTCATTGTGCACATCCTTTTGGCATCAGACGTAAACGAGCCAGCATTGAAACAATGCATATTTTATTTAATAGCTCCCGTTCTTGTTTTCTCTTGTTAATGGCATCTTCAGTAAATACAGGGTTACTGATAGTGACACCAATTTCAAAACAACCTTCAGACGTATTAACGTTTGGTAATAACGTTTTCATTATCGCGTCCTCAACAATGAATTTTGTGATGCAGTGCCTGGTGCCTCCAGGTGACGTTAACCAGTTAACAATTAACGCCGGATACAGAGAATCCACCCATAACACTGTTTTTGGTTTTAACTGTTCCGCGTGCGCTTAGCCGCATTCACCGCATCACAAAATTCACTTTAAAAACGGCGGCAGAGCAGTCACGGAGTAAAACTGATACCGCCAAACGTCACCAGAAAATTGATAACAGAGGGCGTTGCAGCGGGGTTGTCACTTAAGCGTATGGTCAACCTGACAACCCGGTGTCCTCAACGGGGAAGGAATAACCCCGCCATACTTACCGCCGCGCCATTTCGCGGGTTGCCACAACCGGAAGCGCACGGTCGAATTAAATTTAACGACACCGTACAGTGAGACGAACTTCGCCGTGCGCTTTCGTGTTGTGTGCCTGCTTTTAACCACGTCAGGCGAGGTGGTATCCTTCTTATTCCGAATAACCAAGAAGGAAATCTATATGACTAAAGAAGAATTTGTCTCTTATATTTTTGATAAAACGGTTGAAATGTATGCCGCTACTTACGGGTCCTGTAATCCTCTGAATAAACCAGAGGGGAAAGATGATTTCGACAAAATTTACCGCTTCTTGGAGGACCGCTATATCAAAAGGTTAGAGGACGCAGGGATCAAATCCCCAGTGAAGTCACCATTGTCCTGAGAACTTGCAGGACGTCATGATCGTAACTTCCATCCAAACCGCGACGGCAAATTGCTTCTCGTATTACCGGAAGCAGTTCGCTGGAAATCTCGGTGCACATTTCACCTGCTAATACGCCTGGCTCAAGTGAGAATATTGGTGAACTTACGGTCTTGGTCTCGACAGTTTCAGAGTCAGTGCCAACATTATAAAGCTCAACGAAAGCGGTCTTGATTTTCCGGGCCAGATCTTTTGCTGGCTCGCTTGCAATATCTTTCCCGATTTCTCGCAGCACAGAATGCAATGTATGAGCTGCTGTTTTCTGTACATCAGACGGTAAATCTTTAAATTCCATCGTCAGCCTCATCAGTCAGTGTTTCTGGCTAACCAGCAACGCGCGCCAGATTCGGTTTTAAACGTTTTGCTTTTGGTATATGTCATCGCGGTGAACGTACCGTCCTGGTTGGGGAACACGCCACATACCAGAGATTCGCTGTTGCCAAGATCGATAGTATCCATGCTGACCTCATTTCCCCTTAACGCCGGGGTGGCGGAACTGTTTGCTGAGAACACCGTGCGGTGTGTTGATGGAGGTAATTTAGTTTTCTCATTATTTTTCGTCAAGGTTTTTTGATGAGAAAACTCAAGTATTGGCGCAAGATAAAGCCAATACATTGAAATGTAAGGCTTTAAAATTTTGTGAAGGGATGATTATTGATGCTTGTTGCGTTTGCGAGCCTCTAATAGCTCGGTGAACAGGCGATTAAAATTCTCAACGCGGGCGCGGAGTTCGCTGAGTTGTGCTTGTTGCTCTGATTTAGGAAGTGCGCGATACAAACGCAGCATCTCTAACTCATCTTCCGATAAGTCTAAGGCACTATCGAGTGAAACAGGGGGAGCTGGTGTTTTGTCCTCGTCGCCAAACAGTATCCAGGTTGGTGAACATTGCAATACCTCGGCGAGGCGATGCAAATTTTGCCCACGCGGGGCTGTATGGTCACTTTCCCATAATGAAATTGATGAGCCAGATACGCCAGCAGCTTTGCTTAAACCGTTTTGACTTAAGCCTACCTGCTTACGTCTTTCTCTAATGCGTTGACCTAAAGTTTTCTCGTTCATATTTAGATATCTTAATAACCCTTGACTTGAGATTCCTTGAGTGATTAGCTTTGAGAAAACTCAATATTGGAGGTGCGATGTTTAAATCAGACGTAATTAATTTTTACGGTACGAAAGCCAAAGTAGCGAAAGCTGCTGGCGTTGACCCATCTGCTGTTTCTCAATGGCAAGAGCTGGTTCCTGAAGGTCGCGCGATGCGTCTACAGGAGGCATCTGGCGGCGAGCTTCTGTATGATCCCAAGGTTTATGACGAATATCGTAAGACGAAGCGGGCGGGGCGGTTGAACAATGAAAATCACTCCTGAACAGGCTCGTGAGGCTCTGGATGCCTGGATATGTCGACCAGGAATGACACAGGAGCAGGCGACGATATTAATCACTGAATCATTCTGGGCTTTGAAAGAGCGCCCGAACATCGATGTTCAGCGTGTCACAGATGAAGGTGGCGCGGTTGATCAGCGAGCGCTTGGCGTTAATCGAGTGAAGATATTCGAACGCTGGAAGGCTATCGACACTAGGGATATGAACCGCCCCGGGTTTCCTGGAGAGTGTTTTATCTGTGAACTCAGGCTGCCAGATCATCGTTTCCGATGGAAGCATAATAAGCTTTTTCTGCTTCTGCCGGAGGAGTATGGCCCAGCCTTCCCAGCAATCGTCGATTGTTATACCAGTCCACCCACGTTAGTGTGGCCAGTTCCACTTCTGCACGGTTTTTCCAGCTCTTACGGTGTATTACCTCCGCTTTGTAAAGACCATTGATGCTCTCAGCCATCGCGTTGTCATACGAGTCGCCTGTACTCCCTGTTGATGCCAGTAATCCGGCTTCTTTTAGTCGCTCCGTATAGGCCAGTGACACATACTGAGAGCCTTTATCGCTGTGATGGATGGTGCCAGACGGACGACGGGCCCACAACGCCTGCTCCAGCGCATCCAGCACGAATGTCGTTTCCATAGACGATGAGACCCGCCACCCCACGATGTATCCGGCAAACACATCAATGATAAACGCCACATAGACGAAGCCCTGCCATGTGCTGACGTAAGTAAAATCAGCCACCCACAGCTGGTCAGGTCGTTCTGCCACGAACTGACGGTTTACGCGGTCGCCTGCGGCAACGGCTTTCCGGCTGATGGTCGTACGGACCTTTTTACCCCGGAGAACACCGGCAAGTCCCATAACCGCCATGAGACGTGCCACTGTACATCTGGCCACCCTGATTCCTTCCCGTAACAACTGACGCCAGACTTTACGCACACCGTACACCTGATGATTTTCATCGTATACGCGCTGTATCTCTCTCTTCAGCCAGTCGTCGTGCTGCGCACGGGCACTGCGTTTATCCGGATGATGTCGCTGTTGCTGACAATGGTAATACGTTGACGGGGCAATATGCAGTTCGCTGCATACCGGTCCGACCCCGTACTGCTCACGCAGCTTATCCAGCAGTGGCATCATTTTTTCCAGAGGCGGTCGAACTCCGCCTTCGCAAAATAAGCGGAAGCCTGGCGAAGGATATCGTTACTGCGGCGCAGTTCACGATTTTCACGTTCCAGCTCTTTCAGACGCTGACGTTCAGCGCTGGTGAGCCCACCATCACCGCCCCCGGTATCCCGCTCATGCTGGCGAACCCAGACACGCAGAGTCTCCGGCGTACAGCCAATCTTTGGGGCAATGGAACAAATTGCCGCCCACTGTGAGTCATATTCATCCTGACTTTCCAGAACCATACGAATCGCCCGCTGACGGACTTCGGGGGAAAAACGAGTATTTTTAGTCATCCTGTTTACCTCTTTCTCAGGGAGTTTAGTCTCCAGGATTTCCGGGGCGGTTCAATAAGCGTGAAAAGTTCACGGCGCTAGTGCCTGCAATTATGGAGGCTATCCGGATTAATGATTTCAGGTTGTATCGTGAAATTAGTGACGGAAAAAGCATCACGTACATGATCGCCGGGTTAAACAAAGAATATGGCGATGTGGTGGAGTCCGGACTGCTTTTTGCTGATCCTGCCGTAGTGGATCGTGAAACTGACGAACTTATAGAAAAAGCAATTGCTTTCAAACTTGCGTATCGACAGCAATACCAACAAAAAGCTGGATGGAATTATGAGCCTTCTTTTTGCTGAACGCCCACTGGTTATAAACACACAGCTTGCGATGAAGATTGGCTTAAATGAAGCCATTGTGTTGCAGCAGTTGCATTACTGGTTGAGAGATACCAATTCCGGCATGGAATGTGATGGTGTTCGCTGGATTTACAACACAACGGAACAATGGCTGGAACAGTTCCCATTCTGGTCAGAGTCAACGTTAAAGCGCGCGTTTGCAAGTCTGAAAACGCTGGGGCTTTTGCGTTGTGAAAAGCTCAATAAATCAAAGCGCGATATGACCAATTTCTACACGATCAACTATGGGAACGAGCTTTTAGATGGTGGCAAATTGAACGAATCCATCGGTTCAAAATGCGCCGCTCCATCAGGTCAAAATGACACGATGGAAGAGGTCAAAATGAAACGCTCCATTGGTTCAAAACGACCCAATGTCATCGGGTCAAAATGGCCTGATGATCTTACAGAGAATACAACAGAGATTACTACAGAGAATAAAAACACTTTTCGTCCGGAAGCTTCGCAACCGGACCCGCAGACCGCTGAACAGGATTTTTTAATCCGGAACCCCGACGCGGTTGTGTTTAGTGCGAAAAAACGCCAGTGGGGTAGCAGGGAGGATTTGGCGTGTGCGCAGTGGATTTGGGGGCGGATCGTGAACCTTTACGAACAGGCTGCCAGCGACGATGGAGAGATCATGCGACCAAAAGAGCCTAACTGGACAGCCTGGGCCAATGACGTGCGCACAATGCGGATGCTGGATGGCAGAAGCCACAGACAAATTTGCGAAATGTTTGGTCGGGTACAGCGAGATCCATTCTGGGTAAAAAACATCATGAGCCCGTCAAAACTCCGCGAAAAATGGGACGAACTGGTCATCCGCTTGGGACGTTCACCTGTACAGCGTTGTGTGAATCATATTTCTGAACCGGATACAGAAATTCCGCCTGGTTTCAGGGGATAAGTGTTGATTTCAGGTCATGAGGTAATTTTAAGGAGGACTTGTGGCAAAAGTTTTTACACAGGAAGAGCGGGAAAAAAATTAAAGAGCAGGTGGTCGAACTTGTGCGCCAGAGCGGTCGCGAGACATTACGACAGTTGGAAGCTAAAACAGGTGCGACAAGATATCTGATGAGCATTCTTGCCAGAGAGCTGGTTGCCAGTGGTTATGTATACAACTCCGGCTACGGGTTATTCCCGTCTGAACAGGCACGAAAGGACTGGCAAAATGCCCGCAAAAAACTCTCTTGAGCAGTTTGATGAAATCAATATTGTACGTGGCAAGCCAGTATCTGGTGGACGGCTGGAGATAAAAATTACAGAGGTGGGGTGTGCATGAATAACCAGTATTTACAGTTTGTTCGTGAGCAACTCATGATTGCCACTGCGGATCTCAGTGGGGCGACAAAAGGTCAACTGGAAGCCTGGCAGGAAAATGCCCTGTTCGATACAGGGCGTTACAGACGCAAAAAAATTCGTTACCGCGATGAGGTAACCGGAAAAATGATCACGCGGGATAATCCCCCAATCCCGGGTAAACAATCACTGGCGAAAGGCTCATCAATTGCCCTGGTCAGTCCTGTTGAGTTTGCAACATCATCGTGGCGGCGTACCCTTCTGGAACTGGAAGAACATCAGAAGGCGTGGTTGTTGTGGTGTTATGGCGGAAACATTTGCTGGGAGCATCAGATCGCGATAACGCAGTGGGTGTGGAATGAATTTAAAACTCAGTCTGGTACCAGAAAAATTGCAGTGAAAACGCTGGAGCGTGTGAAGAAGTTGATCTGGCTGGCGGCACAGGATGTCAGAGGATGGGTTACCGGGTGTGAGGTCTACCAGAGACAGGAGCTTGCCAGACTGTGTGGAGTTAAGCCTGATAACTGGAGCCATAATTATGCGAACTACTGGCGTGAGATGTGCGATATTTTTAAGCGCCTCGATAGAGAATCCTTGATTTGCTCCGTGAAAATAAGAGCGCAACAAAAAGCGACCTTTTCACGACGAGATATTGCAAAAGTCAATTAAATCGCGTATGTTTCGTATAAATCTGATATTTTGCCTATTTTGTACGCGATGGCAAAGTAAGAAAAAAACTGCCGCCAGGCGTTTTTTTTATGTCCGAAAATCGCGTCAGTACAGTAAACGCGCTGGCGGCGGTGAATACCGGTCTTTCAGCTTGCTGGCTTTTTCGACAAGAGTTATTGGTGTGTCACGTTAACCGGAAAAAGGAAAGTTTGAGAAACGCGATGTGGCACAGGCGGTTATTAATGCTGCCTACCTGGTGGCCTGTGCAGATGGTGAATGTGAGGCTTCCTAGAAATCGAAGATCGAACAGGTACTGCGTAATCAGCCTGCGCTGTCCGCGTTTACGTCAGAAATAATTGAGCCGGAAGAGCGCAAGGTGCTGGAAGAGATTGCCGGTGTTCTGGGTCTTCGTCTGGAGAATCACCAGTGACGGTAAAACTGCGCCTGGCTGTGGCTGCACTCCTGCTGTTTCTGGTGGTGATGGTGGATTTCACCAGCAGAATCATGTCGGTGCTGGCGGATGGGGTGCTGGTCTGCGGCATTGTGGTATTGCTGTAGCCGGTGATAAAAAGAAACAGCCTGCATAATGCTTGATTTTTTTATTTGCTGTTTATTAAAAATACTACTGCATGGTGAATCCCCCTGTGCGGAGGGGCAATCAGCAACCAGGTATATGTGATAATCGCGGATTCAGGTGCTGATACTGAATTCACCGGGAGGCACCCGGCACCATGCAAGAAAAAGAATGTGCATGCAAACATGCCCCTCTCCGGAGGGGCTTTTTTATGGGTAAAAAATGCCCGAATGGGTTCGGGCAATAGCATGAGATACTGATATTGTTGTGTTGTTATCGTGTGGATTTTAACCAGGGTTTATCAGGCTGCGCAACTGCGTGGCCTTTTTTCATTTCTTGATCGATAGGAATTTAAATCCCAAAAAGATTAAAAAAACACCCAAAAACGGATGTTTATTCAACACTGCCTGCGTGCCATGAGTGCACCGCCGTCAATTAAATGGATCTTATCGATTGATACTGCATATCACTGATGGTTTTTACCCCATTCCCCTGAAAATGGACGCAACTTCTCCGAGTGCGGCTC